GTGCCGTTGTTACTAGTTCTCAGTTTAATCGTGACGGCTACGGCAACTCTGATGTGGATCTCACCAATACCTCTGAGTCTATGGGTATCACTCACACTGCTGATTGCATTCTTGGAATCGTAACTTCTGAAGCACTTGACGACCTTGGGCAGGTAATGCTTAAGCAGCTCAAAAATCGGTGGGGTGACCTTGGATACTATCGTCGATTCCTTGTTGGTATTGATCGTTCTAAAATGAAAATTTATGACCTAGAAGAAAGTGCACAGCAGAACATTAACATTGATGGTAATGGTGGCGGCAACAATAGTGGAGGAAGACCGCAAGACGATTCTCCAGTATTCGATAAAACCGACATTGGTCAAAGCTTGAGAGGAAAAAGACGACGAGGTGTATTTGACGATTCAGTAGAGCTGAGGTAAAATTATAAATAGGCAAGAAGTCTAATTATAACAAGGGAAGATAATGATACGCTTCAAGCAATTCCTCAATGAGCTTTATGTTGATCTCAAACACTCAGATCTCACAAAGCGAGGTGGAGCTCGTACTCAAGTGTTTATCAATAAGGTAAAGGACGGTGAACCCTTCATGACTAAGAAGGGCGCCGTTGTTATTGACAAAACACATATTGATGACATCGAACAGGGCATGCAGAAGCGTGGCTATAAAGATACTTTCAAAGCAACCGATGTTTCTACTCGTCGATCTACTCGCGTAAATTATTCAAAAGAATTTTTAAAGACACCAGAGTTTGGTGGTAAAGGTGCTGGGTCAGGTACGGCTGCCGAAGATGCTCATTTGAAAAACTTTACAAAAGAGCTCGACAAAGCATTCGCTGCAGAAAATCAACCTATCATTACTCTTGCTATTAATAATAGAGAAGTCGAGTGCATGGGTATTATCTCAACTCCTCAGAAGGGAAGGCGTGCACCAAAGTCTGATTTCTCGATTATCGACTCGAAGGGTAAAGAAGTTGCTTGGCTTTCTCATAAAGATGGGACCAAGCCTACTCAATTCCAGCAGTACGGTGGTCTTTCTGACTCCGCATTTAAAGATAACGCAGAAGTACAGCAGTTTGTAAAAGATTTGAAAGCATTGTATCCAAATGGTTTAGATCGCGGTGTTTCTGTTTATCGTCCATGTAATGATTTATCAATTATTAACATGTCAGTATATGGAACATCTTATGGAACAGAACCCGGCCACGAGAATGTTGACGAATTCCATCAGGGCTCGATGAAGCTGAAGAAGCTTCCGGGCAACGCCGTTTATGAAATTGTTTCTTCTCACAAAGGAACGAACGGTGATCCACTCGATGAAGGTGGATATGAGCCTATCTATTATGCACGCTATACTGGTGACAGAGGTGCTCGAGTCGCCGGTGAATTTATTGAGAACGCGCGTATTGGTGTATTCCCACGAGCAAAGGCGGCTAAAACAGCGAAACTCATATGATTAAGTTTAAGCAATATCTCGAAGAAGCGGCAGGTAAAAACCTGCACATGACGCATCTCGAAGACGCGGTTATTGATGGCGGAGTAAAAGGAACTCGAAACGTCATTAATTATTTACGTGCTCTTCGTGATATGCTGTCTGGTAATGCTTCGGCACCAATGACTATTACTGTAAAGTGGGATGGTGCACCTGCCATCTTCGCGGGTATTGATCCTAGTGACGGTAAATTCTTTGTCGCTAAAAAAGGTGTATTCAATAAAACTCCAAAAATTTATAAAACGAATGCAGAGATTGATAATGATTTGTCGGGTGACCTTAACGCTAAGTTCAAGGTAGCCCTTGCTGAGCTTTCAAAGCTTGGAATTAGTGAAGGAGTAATACAAGGTGATTTCCTCTATACGTCAGAAGATATACAAACGGAAACTATTGATGGAGAATCGTATATTACTTTCCATCCTAATACGATTGTTTATGCGATACCAGCAAAAAGCGATCTCGCTAAACAAATTAAACGATCCAAAATCGGTGTGGTTTGGCACACAACGTACAGAGGATCAGACTTTGAGTCAATGCAAGCAAGTTTTGGAAAGGCGATTGTCCCAAGTCTCCAAGCCACCCCGTCAGTCTGGGCGGTAGACGCAACATTCGAAGATAGGGCTGGTACAGCTACATTCACGGGTACAGAAACAGCAGAATTCACAGAGCTTCTTGCTCAGGCGGGTAGATTGTTTAGAACAATTAACGCTAAAGTGTTGAACAGCCTGAGTGCTGATCCACTTAATGCAAGGCTCAATGTCTTTATTAACAAGAAAGTCCGCGAAGGTTCACGTATTGGTGATGCTTCGGGCTTTGTTATCGAACTTCAACGTGAGCTTGAAGAGTTTTATCAATCTCAAATCGACAGTAAAAAATCACAACGAGGGAAAGACGCACAAATTAAAAATCGAGATGCAGCGCTTAAAATCTTTACCAAGCGCAATCTAAGAGAACTTGAGAAAGTGTTCACCCTATATAATCTATTGGTCGATGCAAAACATATAGTGATTGAAAAGCTTAACACTGTTGAAGGTTTAACCACGTTACTTAAAACTAAAACGGGGTTTGTAGCAACTGGCCAGGAGGGATTTGTTGCGATCGATCACCTTGGTAAAAACTCATTGAAACTTGTTGATCGTCTCGAATTCAGTAAAGCAAATTTCTCAACAGAATACATTAAAGGCTGGCAAAAGTAAATGGCTAAATATTATCCAACTGAAGATACATATTTAAACGCATCACGTGGATTAATTAAAGGTGCTGAAGTAAAAAATATCTTTGGTTATCAAGAGGCTGCAGATACAACATTCAGAGTAGTGTGGGAATTTGCTGCTACTGATTTATTATTTCCTTCGAGCGCGATTCCATTAACTGTCACATCAGCAAGTGGTAGTGACGACGGCAAGAGTTTATTAATTAAAGGTTTAGATGCTAATTGGAATGTTTTAACAGAAACAGTCACACTTGTTGGTGGTGGAGATGTAGTCACAGATAATTCATTCTTAAGAATTAATGATGTTATATTAACAAGTGGAATTGAAAATGTTGGTTTAATTACAGTACAAAATGCTGGTAAAACAGAAAAGTATGCAGGTATTAGAGTTGGTGATGGAAGAAATCAAGCATCTCATTTTTCAGTTCCTGCCGACCATTGTTATTACCTTTATCGTATCGATGCTTTTTCATCAGATGGCTCGGCAGCTAAACCTGGTCTATTTAAAAATGTATCAATTAATAACGCAAATGGTGGGCAAGAATATAACGTTGCTCGAACAACATTTTTAGGTAATATGCATATTCAACGAAGGTTCCCGTTTAAGTATTCAGAAAAAACCGACATTCAGTTTCAATTAAGAACATCGAGCGGAACACACGAAATGAATGTATTCAGCGAAGGCTTGTTATTGAGAGAACCACTCCAGGCTAGTTGACAATCCTGCATAAATAGATTACAATATATGAAATAATTGGAGAACTATATTATGGATTTATCATGGTTGCCCGATGATGGTGGTACTGGGCACATGCCTCCTTCACCAGAAGTCATTGAATTCTGGACACAAGTAAAGAAAATCACAAACTTTAAAAGCTTAATGGAAATCGGTTTTAACGCCGGCCATAGCTCTTCTATTATGCTTACTCTCTTCGAAGATATTGAAATCAACTCATGCGACATTGGGATGTATGAGATTACAGAGCGCAATGGCGAGCTCGTAAAAGAGCGCTTTGGCGATAGGTTTAATCTACATATTTTCGATAGCACAAAGCTCAAGCCTGAGTTTATCGCAAACAAATATGATATTATGTTCATTGACGGAGCTCACGATTATGATCCTGTTACGAGTGACATGAAGCTGTGGATCGAAAGCGATATTCCTTATGCGGTTGTTGACGATTTACAAAATCAAAATGTTAAGCGAGCCTTTAATGAGTTATTGAATAACGATAACTTTAGAATAATGCACTCCGCAACCTATACTGCTGTTCTTCCTCATCGTATGAGAGATGACAAAAGCATTCAACCAAAACAGGTACCGATTAAACTCGTAAAGAAAGTGGCATGAATTTAATTTACCAGTATTACAGAGATCCAAATAGAGAACAAACCCAACGTAGTCGAGCCGGTGTATTCGTACAAACAGGAACGGATTACTACACTTATTCTCGAGCGTCAATTAATGCTTACGCCAAAAAGATAGGTGCCGAATATTTGTTTCTTGATCAAGAGCTTCCTAATGGTCTTCCACCTTTCTATGGAATCTTCTTGCCGTTTATAGACGAAGGCACTCATAAATGGTATCATAATTTTGAATACATTTGCTTTGTTGATAGTGATTTTCTTGCTACGATTCATGCAAAGAATGTATTTGATTATGCTAATCCGGATGCGATTTCTGCGTGGTGGATGCCAACAATGGCTCGTTGGAAAGGTAAACCCGGCTATGAATGGTGGGCAGAACATGGTCACATTAACTCAGGTGTAGTCATATTCCATCGATCAATGTTCGCTGAGCTCGTTGAGTTTGCTAGCACGATTGAAGAGCGAGATC